TTAAATCATAAGCTTGTGTGTAGTTAGCGTATATTAATCTATTAGCGCTTACAGCTTGAGCTTTAGCAGTTTTAGGAACATTGTCATAGCTTCTTAGCAACTGATTAGAAGGTATTGTAGAACCAAATTGCTCTGCTTGCATTACAATAGCGCCTCTATTACTACCTACAGCTGGCGATATACCAGTTCCAAACGAAACCCAATCACTATAACTGCCACTATTAAATAAGTCTGAGTTTATAAAGCCTTGCGCATTAAACTCAGGGTCAGCAGGTATAAAAGGATTAGTAGTAGATCCTTGAGTAAAAAGCTTACATCCTTTTATATTTCTAACAAAATAAATGTTAGGTGATATATCTTCTTTATAAAGTATGTCTACGCCAACAGCGTCTAAAGGCATATTGCCTGGTGCAAAATCATGTATTACTAAATAGCGCAAGGTGTTTTCCATACCTTTATTAAACGCTTCTTTTGCATCATAAGAGTAATTTCCAGGCAAAAAAGCTGGTTGAGAAAAAGGTGATAGCGAAGATACTTCACCATCAGGATAAGTATATCTATATGCAAATCTAACAAATTGATCTTTAAATAATATTTGATCACTACTTGTTACTAAGTCTATATTGTGCGCAGCAGAAGCGTCAGCATTTGTTCCAACTATAGATGATACGCGGACTTGAATACCTATACCAGTTGTAACTTCTCTTATAAGACCTCTAATACCATTTTTAGTGCCTCCACTCTCGTCCGCAGTATGTAAAACATCAACTTGATCACCTTTTACAAATCCATGAGTAGCAGTAGTAGGTATAGTAATTAAGCTACCTATTTGTGGATTTAAACCATTAGCGTGTAAATTTATATTACTAGTAGCGACACCTGTAGTTGCGGCGAAACCTGCTGCTGTTGGTCTTGTACTAGAAGACATGTATAATTTAGGCGGAAGTGTTGGCGCTGGCCTAATAACAGTCACATGTTTTTCTGTCATAGGTTTAGCTCTAGTCGTATTGTTTAAAGCTACATTCCAGCCATCGCCTGATGTTAAAGTTGAGTTAGGCCTACTAGGTATTCTTAGTCTAGTAGTAGAAAATATACCTCCAAAGTTGTCTTGCGGAAAAATATTTATAGTTCCTTTTAAACAACGTTCTATATTTATTTTTTTAGGCTCGTTTCTACCATCAGTAAAAAATAACATACCGTCAAAAACGTCTATAGCTGTTATTATACCTTTTGGCGTTGGAGAAGTTATAGTATTTCCATTAGCGTCAGTGTAATTGTTACCTATACCACTTATGAAATTTAATATTCTTGGCTTTCTAAAAACTAATACAGCACCTTCGTTTACTTCTGCAGATGATAAATTTATAGATTTGTTAAAAGTTAAGCTTAGCTTATTTGTAGTTTCATTATCAAAGTTTGTAATAGTTACGTTAGTAACTACTACGTCTTCAAAATCGTTAGGTCTTAGTGGTTGTCTATTAGAACTTAAAGCGCTAACAGTCATACCTTCTTCAATACCGTTAATATTTACGGCAGATCCATTTGCACCTGTTAAACTTGTACCTGAAAATGTAGCTGGCGCTAATCTAACTTCATAAGCGTCTGTAAAAACCGGAAGTATAGATTTATTAGTAAATCTATAATTAAGCTTATTAGGCGTACACTCTAATATAGAGTCAGATTTAACTCCAGTATAAATTGTATTTCCATCAGAGCTTGTGCTAGCTTCATAACCTGCTGCGTTAGCAACAAAATAATATATTCTATTTGTTGTTGTATCTTCTTTAGCACCTACTACTTGAGCTGGTTGAAAAAGATAACCAAGGTCAGAGCCTGTATTTAGTATTCCGGGATATAAAAAATTTACATTTTCAAATCTGCAAATAATGTTTTGACCTCCTAATTGGCCGGTTGATACTCTAGCATTGTTTAGTGGCTTTTGAAATCCAGAACTATCTAAAAATTTAGTACTATTTAAATTTTCAATAGCACCAACATCAGAAGACTCTGAAGACGAGACAGTAATATTCATAGCGTCTCTATACTCATTAGGTGGCAATAACCTTTCGTCAAGGTCTTTGTTCATTTTGCCTTTAGTAAAACTTCTATTTAATTCAGGCATGTATTAGTGTTTTATGTGTTTAGCTTTACCTCTTAATTGTTGTACTATTTCTTGTAGCTTAATATTTGATAATCTAAGCTTAGCAGTTCTTTTTGTAGCAAAAGCTTCACGTCTAAATCTTTGTATTATAAACTCAGGTATATTAGCTCTTGTAGTTAATATGGCGTATGCTATATTTTTGTACATTGCTTCTTCAGCAAACTTATGTACTTTCATTTCAGCGTCTGTGCCTAAACTATCACTAATATAATCTAATATAACTGTTTTACCAGACAAGTTAGAGCTAAAATGTATTTTACCTTTCTTATCGTCAATATAAAAATTACCATTAACTTGAGCTTCACTTGGCTCTATACCATAACGTTGACCAACAATGTCGTTGTATATATCGTCGTCGTAATCATAGTTAGCTGTTTGATTTTCGGCAGGAGTTGATCCTTTGTATTTTTCCCAAGTATCAGAGTCTGAAGTTTGTATTTCGTCAGTGTCAAGTGTATAGCTACCGTCAGTTCCTTGAGTTATAGCGTCTGGATTACTACTAAGTCTAGTTGGATATATTACTCTTTTAATACCAGCGCCGTCAGAAAACGAAAGCTTTACGTAGTTAACATAATCGTGTGGCAGTACCATTTGCAAAGTTGCAGGTACTTCTATTTCTTGAGCTTTAGTAGATTTAAAAACATCAAAGCTAAATTCTTGTAATGCTCTTTGCGCATGAAATGCTACGTCAGCTCTTCTTATTTTACTTATTAATTTTTCTTCACCAACGTACGCTAATATAAACTGATTTATAATATGCTCTAATGAAGTAAACTGATAATTACCGTATTGAGTATCATCAGCTGTATTTTGAGTATTATCTGCTCCTTGATAATAATTTCCTGTTGTTCCTTCAAATAATCCCATATTATTGTGCTACTTGTACGTTTCTATTATCTTTATCTTTACCTGCAGCTATACCTACTAAACCTGGTTTGTTAAGTAGTATACCAGCAAGTTCTAGTATTTTAAATACTAATGTATCTTCTTCAGATGGGTGTAATTCAAAGTTTATAGTATTAGTTGAATCATGTAAAGGATATTCGTTACCTCCAGAAGACTGTGGCACAACAACATAATTCCAGTAAGGTGTAGTGGGTTTAGCTATATAATTACACGTAACATTAGATGTAGAATAACCACCAGTAACACTAGCTGGAAAAAGCTTTATAACTGAGTTTGATTTATAAACGTATACAGGTCGAGACTCTGTAGGTTTTAATAAAGCTGTACGCTCCATCATGTGTAAATCGTTAATCTCAACGCGCTCTACTTCAACATCAAACGTAGTACCGCTTTGATTAAAAAATACTGTACCTAATCTATGTACAGCTGTAGACGTTGGAAGTGTTAATTCATTTGTATTTGCAACAGCAGACATTGCAACTTTAAATTGTTGAAACGGTGCTATTTTAGCGGCTAACGTATCTACCATATCACCGTACTCTGTAGATACGCCTTTGGTTAGCTGCGCTTGATCTAGATCATCAAAATAATTTTCAAATATATCTAGCTGCGCTTGCTCTGCAAACAAGTTAAATTCTATCGGCGTAATATAGCCTCTTTGTTCTTTATTAGCTATTGCTAAAACTTTTTGATATACCGTGTCTATACTTACTGCCATTGTTTTGTTTTTATAGTTAAGCAACCACCCCGAAGAGTGGCTGCTCTACTATGGTGATTATTAATTTAATCGTTTCTCAATGTTGGAGTAAATCTCCATGCCTTCATCTGTTTTAAACCAAGCGGCTAAAGCAGAATATGGGTGCTCATCAAATGGTACAGTCATAATTTTTCTATCGTTAGATACCCACGTAAAATAACGTTGATCACTTGATAGTTTTATTATGTTAGCTTCTACAGCTTTAATACCAAAGTTTCTAAGCATTACATTATCATCTGTAGTTAGTTCTAAGAACAGTTTAGGATTTTTCTTAGCAAACAATAACAAATCTCGTTTAAGCTCCTTAGAACTTAAGTTAGCTACCTCAGATCCTTTCTCTACTCTCATGATAGCTTCAGCCATATCAATATCCATTTCTTTAGCTATCATCAACGCTTGAACTTCAAACTCTAGCCAGTCAAGTTGATTTTCTGCAATCTCAACAGGCTTATGCTCGTAATATATATTGTCTTTATGCGGATGATATATAGACAAAAGCTTTTGTAAAACTGTTTCTTCTTTTGGAACAAACAAAGCTCCACTTCTAAATATAATGTGCGAAAGTCTTTGATCACCTTTCATTTCGTCAACAAAACAAGTTTGTTGATTTTTACAGTATTTTAACTCTCTTTCAAAACCTTTTTCTTTATCAAACCAATATATATTAGTTGATCTAATCATGTGTGACAAAGGCTTTTTTCTACCTTTTAAATAATAAACTCTATCTTTTATTTCCCACTCAGATTTTTTTAGTTGAGGTTTTTCAATAACTACTTCAACCATTTTATTTGTAGCTTTAATTTCTGGTTGTGCTACTTCAACTTTTGTTTCTTTTTTCTTTGCCATAATATAATATAATAAAAATTAATAAAAAACTACCCTACCCGAAGGCAGGGTAGCTTAAAAGTGATTTACTTCATTAACATAAAGTTGTTTGCACCTTGAGTGATCAAACATCTTTCAGATAAAAAGTGAATTTGCATCGCGTCTAAAGCAGATGTAGCAGCTCCAACTGAACCAGTAGTCCAAGTTTTCATTCTACGATCATCTGTTTGAGAAGCTCTGTATCGAACATGTAAGAAAGGACGCTTAAGGTTCTTTCCTAATTGCTGATCGTATACAGTTGAAGTACCAGCAGGAATAATGACTCCACGAATAGCGTTAGCACCAGCCGCATCATTAATACCACCACGAGTAGCTTTATCGTTTAAGTAACGGAAGTCAGACTTATAAAAGTCGTAAGAACCTCTTCTGAATCCAGAGAAACCTAAGTTTAAAGCCATATCTTCATCGTTCTCAAATACACCGTAAGATGTACCACCAGCACCGTAAGAATTCATTGAAGCTAACATGTCGTCAAATGCTAAAGATGTAGCACGATTAACAAATAGCATGTTTTCTTCAATAGCGCCTTGCTTGTCGAACTCAGCAAGTATTGCGTCAAACTCAGCTAAATCAGTAGCAGCGTTAACACCAGTTACACCAGTAGTAATGTTACCTCTTGATTCTATAGCCGCAAATAAACCTTCAGTACCTACGTTTCCAGCGCCAGCTTCCGATCCAGTAATAAGAGCGTTGCCATCTAAAGTAGAAGCAGCAGCGTTTAACTCAGATTCTAACATAGACATTTCTAAGTAGTCGTTAAAACGAGCTCTAGTATCAGATTCAGCTTTTAAGTACCATAAGTACCCTGATTGTCCTTCTTCACCAGTAATCTCAACCCAACCAATACGAGATGTATCAGATCCTGATACTTCGTAGTAATCTTTTAAGATAATTGGTTTGTTAGTGAAAGTTTTAAAGTCAGGCTCGTTAGCACCTCTTGTATCAGTACTAGCTGGAGAAGCTGCGTTAGTAAAATACTGAGCTCCTTTACCGTACTCAGAACCGTAAACTAATACAGTAGCACCTAAAGCAGCTGTTGAAGAACCTGCAGTTCCAGACATATTAGCAGCATCGTAAGGAGCTACAGTAAGTAAGTCTAGATCTGATCCATCAAAAGCAGTTACCATAGCCTTACATATACCAGCAGCTGAAGCTACTATAATAGTATCGTTAACTCTAATACCATGCTTTGGAATACTAGCTCCAGAACCTGAAATACCGTCACTAGTATCTTCGTTGTTTCCGTCAATATCTGACTGAATTTGAATAGTAGTTGAACTTTTAATCTCAGCTTTGTAAGATAAGTGTAATCTACCTTGTTCAGACCATATAACTTGATCAGAAGTCATAGCCTCTTCCGCTCCGATTTTAGATAAAAAACCTGAAATGGTACGAGGACCAAATACTTCAGCTTCTTTTTCCATTAGATCGGGCAGGTATTGTTGCGACCAGTTTGTGCCAGACGCAGTAAAGTCTAAGTAGTTTGAAGCTAATGCCTGTCTCTGTGGAGCAGGAACACTATTCAACAAACCACCGGGATTTGAAATTGCCATTTTTAATTTATTTTAAATGGGTTAATAATTAGTTTCTTTTTTTAAATTTAAACGAAGGCGTATCATCACCTAATACTCTTACTTTAATTCCGCCTGTGCTTTCATTACCAAAAGACTGTCTAGCATCCATGTTTACATTTTTTGCATTAGCAACAGAATTTTGTATAGCATCAGCTTTACCTTGTTCGTAAAAGTGTCTAGCGATAACGTCTGGATTCATAGCAGCATATAAAGCTTTGTGATAACCTTCAATGTCTTTAATAGTATTATCTTTGTTTAAAAACTTATTAATAAAATTATTAATGTCACTTTGGTTTTTTGCAACTTCACTTGGATTAGGTACTTTAACATTTAATTTTTTACCATCAACATTGTATTCAAAACCTTTGAAATTGTCGTTTAAAACTTGATTAGTTTTGTTGATAAAATAATCAGAACGTTCTTTCGCTAATTGCTCCTGTGCTTCCACGTCTTCGTTATATTGATTAAAGAACTGTATCGCCTCTTGCTGCTCGGCAGTAAGATTTGACCCTGCTTTAATCTCGTCATAATACTTAGACTTTTGCCCGTCTAAATAGGCTTTAGCCTCCGCAACCTGCTCTTTTAAGGCTATTTTCTTTTTACGTATTTCTCTTTCTTCGTCAACTTCTTCGTCAAACTTAAAGTTTTCATCCATAAGAAATTGTCGTTCCTCAGCATCTAAGTGAGGTTTAGTTGTTCTATAATATTCGTCAAGCGCTGTTAGATTATCCATTTCTTCGTAGTTGCGGTTTAATCTAACATAATCTTCTACGCTTCCGCCAGTATCATTTACAAAGTCAACTAGCTTTTGTATATTTTCTGGTAATGCTTGACCAGTAGCTTCAGCTTTATCTATAGCTGCGTTAGCTGCATCAACAGTATTATTTACTTCTTCTTGGACACTTTGTTCGGCAACTTCTTCATTTGTTGCTTCGACGTTTTCTTCGCGTACTTCTTCGCTAGCTCCGGATTCGTCGCGAACAGGTACCTCATCTGTGTTTTGCTCCTGAACGGCATTTTCTAATTCATTTATTTTGTTCATATCAAGAACAATAGTACCATCATCTTTATAAGATACTGGAGACTCTTGCTCTACTACTTCTTCTTGTGGCTGCTCTTCTCGCGGTTGCTCCACTTGTTCTTCGTTAGGCTCTACGCCTTGAACTTCCTCAATGTTTTCATTTTCTTCCATAATATATAATATAAGTTAATAGTTATCTAGGATCAAACCCACCTAGTCCCATGCCACCTCCAAGTATATCATTACCTGATGACTCAAACTTTTTAGGTGGTGCACCTGTTTTTCTTTGATCTATGAGCTCGCTTTGCTGACTAGCTTGTATTCTAGTTCTCTCATCTTTACGGTCTTCTTTTTCTTTTTCTTTATTGCTAATAGACTGTAAGTCCATTTGCTTTAATCGCATGTTAATTTGGAACTCATGATCCATAAGTTCTTTTTTAACATTAGCTTCGTGAGTTATTATCTGAGTTTTAGACTGAGTTCTTATTTGCTCAAGCTGCGCGTTCATTTGCGTCATAGCTTGTTGCTTTTGTACTTCTGCTTGAGCAGCAACTTGCTGCGACTGTGCGTTAGCTTCAGCTTGCGCTTTTATGTTTTCTTGTTGACGCTTTTGATCGTCGTCAAGCTTTTTCTTACGTCTAATCTTTAACATTTGATTAGCTAGTCTAACGTTTTTAATTTCACGCAAGTCTATAGCGTCAGATAAATCTATACTGTTTTGTTGCAACGCTTGTTGTATATTGTTTTCAAGCAATTGCTTTTCTTCTTCATCTGGCGCAAGCTCTATAAATATACCAAAGTCATACAAATGTAAGTTAGCCATCTCTTCTAGCGTACCAACATTATGAGCTCCTATAGCTTGAATAAACGCGTCTTTTGTAGGTGAGTACTCTATTATATCAGATATTCTAAGTGATAAGCTTTCAGCTACAGACTTAGTTAAAAATAATCCAGCTTGCAATATATGTCTTGTTGCTGTATTACTATTTGCGGCCGCTAGCTTTTGCACGCCAACTAAAGCATCTTTTGCTGGTGTGCTACCGTCACGTGCTTCATTAAGCCCGGTTGTATCTCTAATCATCTGCAAGTAATAGTTATATGTACCTATTAAGCTTTGCATCTTAGCTCCACCGTTACCACTTTGTATTTCTTGTATTGGCACACGACCTGGATTACCCTCGCCTAACTCGTTCATAGATCTACCAATAACACTACCTGTTTGGAAGAACATGTTTAAAGCTTCTTGTGGATTATAGTTTGTGCCGTTGCCTAAATCTATTTCAGCTAAACCGTCAGCGTCTAAATAAATACCATCAGGTATAAGCCTTGACATAACTTGTTGCAACTTTAAATGTGTAAGCTGTATCATATCAGCAAAACCTGTAATACGACTAACTAAACTTTCTATGCGACCGTTATACATACGCGGAGCTACAATAGAATAATTCATTTTTACTTTATTAAAATCGCTTTTAGGTCTCATCATATTATCGACCTTTTGCCATTGTATAAGTATATCAGTACCTATTATAAAAGCGCCTTCAAACAAACACTCTACTGTTTTTTGTAATTTTGTAAAGTTAACTTGAGCTTCTGTTGGCGGATTAAAAGTATCATCTTTTTCTATAACTTTCATAGCGCCAGTAGCAGTTTCTTTAACTTTGTACACATTGTTCATGTACGTCTTGTAGTTAAAGTATAGAACTTGTACTTTATTGTTGTCTGTCTCTCTACCGTAAGAGTATTTTCTAGAATATCTACCTGAAGTTTGATTGTTAGAATTTATTATTTTCTTTATTTCATCTTCTTGTAAATCTGGAAACTGCTTAACAAGCTCATTGATAGGCACATCTTTAACTTCACCAACGTAGTATATATCTTCAAAGTAAGGTGAATCAGTGTATGAGTATACTAAATCAGCTGGATCAACATATTCAACAACAACGCCTTCTGATCTATTAAAGTTTGTTTTAACAGCGCCCATACCAAGCACAGTTAAATCATAATTAACTCTTTTTCTTATAAGATCATAATTACTACCTTTAAGCAAAACGTTAATAGCTTGCTCTTCCGCTAACTCTACTGCTTGCTTGTACGTTAGCTGCATGTGTAGCTCTAGCTCTTCTTCTGTTTCTGGTAATTTGTCTTCTGGAACTGAAGATAAATCTACATTAAAAGTATCTTTGTAAAATTTGTTAAAGTCTTTTGTACGCATTTCATCTAACATGCGCTGCATATAGTCAGTTCTTTTCTGTACGCCGTAAGGATCTTGCGAGTGTGCTTTTACATCAAAAGCTCTTTCACTCATACCGTTAACAACAATGTCAACAAACTTAGGTATAATAGGTACAGGCTTCCAGTCTAAATTTAAATAAGATAAATCACCGTTTACAGAAAGCTCATCTTTATACTTTTGTATACCTTGCTCACCTCTTGCGTATAATCTTAATTTGTGAAATGTATTTTTATTATTATAATATCTACTACTAGAATAGTTGTTACCCATAGTGTTTGACTCAAACCACTCTTTTTCTATAGCTTTTGCTATTTTTAAACCATATTCAGGTAGCATTTTTTCTAAGTCGCTAACAGCTTGACTAGGAAAATAATTTTTATATACTGATTCAGCCATATTTAATTTTTAATTATTGTCGATGAATAACCATCGTTTTTATATCTAGCAATATTTATATTTACTTTTGGTCTTTCTATTTTAGCGTTTGGTGCGTATAAATGTCTATTGCACGCCATTATAGCTAAACCAGAACTTATAGAAGCGTCAAACTTTGTTCTTCTATTTATATCAAACTTTGCCCAATCATTTAATGTATCATTAAAATACATTGATCCATATCTACCATTTTCTATGTGACCAACATGGTCGTTAATATACATTTCAATAGCAGCTGCATGAGCTTGTTTTATATCTTCACTAGAGTTAGGTATACCACCTACTTCTTTTTCAGCAACAGATAATTTATTCCAAGTTCTATCTGGTCTGTTCATACTAAAACCTCTATAACCTCTACGTCTCAAGTAATATAGTAGTCTTGGTTTATTGTTTTCTGCAAGCAATGGCATGCCATAAAATACTAGCGCCATTAATACATCTTCAAAAAATATCTCTGCGGTTTGTGGTCTTGCTATATATTCTAAAAAAAATGCGTTAGCAGGAGAGTCTTCCATACTAAACTTAGTTAATCCATGAAGAGATCCGTTAGATCCTCGACCATCAACAGTACCGCTAATATCATAGCTATCGCAGCCAAAAGCGCCCATGTGCTCGTTTCCAGGATATTTAATTCCATTTTTTATTATTACTTTATTTTGTAAATGTGGTTGCGGTGTCCAAGATATTTTAAATCTACCTTGCGGGTTTGGGTGGAATACTACGTGAGTATCTTTAACTCCATTAGCCCACTGAAAATTACCAGTGTTAATTACAGCTGAGCTAGTTACTCCTTCGTTATAATCTATTTGTTCGTATATTTTAACTAAGTTAAATATACTGTTTTTTGTTTCATCTCTAAACGCATGCTCTTCAGTTCTTGGAAACTGCCTGTAAAACTCGTTTAATGCGTCTTGATCATTTTTTAATCCTTCAACTTCGTTTTGCCAATGATCTATTACGCCAACATCTATTAATTCACCGTGTGGTCCGTATACATCATCGCTAGGGTTATTAAATGTAGGTTGTCCGTGTTCGTCAATAAATCCTTCAAAGTTCCATTCCATTGGCATAAACAAAGAATATAAGCCAGACTTTGTTTGTCCATTTTTATTTCTGCTTCTGACGTCTGAGTCATTATATAGTTTTTTAAAATTATTACCTCCTTTATCTAACGAGTTACTCGTTGAGCCCATCATACACTTACCAACAATACGAGCACCTAGCCTTAAACAAGTTTTAGTTACTCGCCAGTTATTTAAAATATTATCAGGTCTTTCCCACTTACCACTTTCATCGTGCACT